TCGTCAGAGAAAATAGAATAACCCAATATAAGAATAGGCATAGATACAAGCACAAGGACAAATTCGTCTTTCCAACCATTATCATTGCTCTCAATAACTTTTGCTTTATATTCAATTTCGCCTTTCGCCATTTGCTCTGCGTGGTGCATTTGAGCATCTGACATTAACTGTTTTGTTCGTTGTTTATTTTGGTATAGCTTCGCACCTGTCTTTACACCCAACGATAATAAATTCAACCACATTTTAATTCCTTTGCTAGTTCACAATAGTGTATAATTTTATCATACTTTTCTTTTAAGTTCTCGCCCTTTTTATTCCTAATTGCATATTTAACTATATTACCATCTATGAAGTCTAAATTATGCGATACGATCAATTCTATTGGCTGTATTTTACCTTTATAGTGCTTACCACCTATTTGCTTGTCAGTAGCCTTTAAATCGCTTCTATGAGCCTTTAACCTAGACAATTTTACCTATCCAATCGCCTTTTTCGTTTAAAACCATTGGAAGTAGTCTAGGTATTCCATTTAAGATAACAGCACAACCTATAATAAATCTAGTCTTAAAATTTTTAGCATAAGCAAAAGCCATAGACTTTTGATTTATTAAACAACCTACATTCATTCCAAAGAATAGGTTATCTGGGTTAGCCCACCAACTAATAACAAACTTCGTATGATAATGACCCTGTACGCAACTCATTCCCATAGCTTGACTTGTTTTTAATACATCTGCTGATCTACCATGTGTAAAGAAACATCTTTGTCCATTAGACATAGTAAGAGTTAAATCATCTATCCACTTCCATTTTTTAGTGCCTAAAAAATCTCCATAATCTCTTAAAAATTCTTTACTCATTCCATATTTTAATGCTCGTCTATAAACTAGACTAGAGTGGTTACTATCTACTTCTGTTACTTCTGGGAATACTGACTCTAATTCTTTTATATATTTTCTAGCTTCTTTTAATTCATGTCCAGCAGAATATAAATCAGGGTTACTATCGTGCATAGAGATCGCATGGAAATCTAGGCTATCTCCAATATTAACAACTGTATCAGGTTTAAATTCTTTTTTGATTTCTTTTAAAAATTTGATTGCGTCTTTGTGATGATATGGAATGTGCATATCAGATATAATAAGTATTCGTTTATGACTCATACAATTAATACTTGTACCTATTTTTAGGTAATTGTAAAGGTTTAGACCTTATCTAACAAAGTAACTATGACATATGCCATAGCACTAATTAAAGAGCCTGTGCAGATTAATAAAATCTTTTCTAATCTTTTTACTCTTTCTTCAATGATACTTATTTTTTGGTGTGTTAGTTTCTGCATTATTCTACATAGCTTTTCGTGTGATTCTATTTTTTGTAGAGCAGATTTAGTCATTACTTTTTCTTTCTTGGCTTAAACTTTTTGATAGCCTGTGAGATAAAGATGTTTTTGTATAGTGAAACCTTTTTACCAAACTTCTTATCAGCTTTTCTTTTAGCTGATTTATATGCTTTAGACTTTTTATTAAAAGATTTTGGTTTGCCTAATCTCTTTGGTCTAGCTTTTGCGTATATAGGTTTCTTTGCTTTCATTACTTCTTCTTCTTTTTTTTAGCTTTAGATTTCTTTTTAGCTGGTCTTCCTCTTTTACTTCCGTATGTTCCCATTCCTCTTGGCATAGTATTCTCCTATTAGTTTGTTAGTTTTCCACCTGACCATTTTGTGTCTGGTAATCCATTAGTATATGATTTTCCATCAAATGTTAAGACTTGTTTTCTATTAGAGCCATCTTTATATGAAACATGAACCCAACCTGATGATGGTTCTCCTGTATAATATTCTAAAATTAATTGGTCAAAATTGCAATGATTGGAAATGTACATTGCAATAGCAAGATTAGATACACCAGCTATTTCAAAATCTACTGCTTCTCCTTTTGCGTGTTGTGATGTTTTTTTTGAACCTATTGCTTCACATAATTCTTCTGACCTAAATCCACTAGTAATCGTAACAGCTTTATCATCAAATTTAGCACGACATTTTTCTAATATTTCATAACAAATATCGCCTAAGTTTTTAATTTCTCCAGCACCAGCTTTATTTTTAATACCAAGCCTGATAGCAGTAGAACTCTTTTCCATTTCCTCTAAAGAAAAATTTTTTGAAAGCTTCATTTAAACTCCTTATGGCTTAGTTGGAAATATTACTGCTTCTACTTCTTCTACTGTTGTAAGACCCTCTGTAATATCTCGTAAGTCTTGTCTATATGTTTTAAATCCAGCAGATAATGTTGAGCCTTTTTCTTTAGCCATGATTACTTCCCAATCACTAGCTTTTAAAAGGTTATCTCTTTTACTTCTTAAATTTGCCATAGCACGATCAAAAGCACCATTATTCCATGCAGTTTCTTCTGCATCTCTTTGTGCTTCTTCTTCTGCTGTAAAAGGTACTTGAACCCCATTTATATTGTGATGTCTTGGCATAATTATTTATACTCCATTGTTAATTGTTAAGCAATACCATAAAGGCAAATATCTCCAGCATCAATCGTTCCTGAATCCATTTTAAACTGAATCTCATCAATAGCTGAGGTAGTATTAAAATATCCGCTACAAAAATTATGATGGCTTAATGGATCGCTTGAAAAACCCATGTGGTTAGTTTGAGCAATAAAATGCTTAACGTGAACAGTTGATGATGGATTAAAAAGATGCAAATACCCAGATAAAGAAGCATCACTATCATTATGGATAGGAGCATCAAAGTTTACTCTTTGAAAAGATGTTCCATTTGCTTGATCTCCACTACTAGGATAACTTAACCCTGTCTGTCCATCATTTTCTCTGTGAAAAGCATCAAAAACTGCTGATGTAATTGTTTCATTATATCCACTACCACCAACAGCATTTCCTTGAAAAGTAAAATTGGTTTGAGCAGATGGATGTATGTCTTTAAATGTAAATACATATTCCTTGTAACTATTATCTAATGTAACTCCATCAGAGCCATCAACAAAAGATAAAGTAGCAGAAGATGATGCTGTTAGTTTTTTAATTAATGTCATACTGCCTAAACTTGATATAGAACCAAAAGCAGTTGCGTTCTTTACACCTTGATTATTTAGTTTTACAATACTCATTAGCTATCCTTTATTCCATAGAGTTTTATAGTACCACTTTGTATATTATTTGTATCTAGCTGAAATCTTACTGCATTAATACTGCTAGTAGTGTTTCCATAACCAGCAATATAACAATTCATAGAAAATGGTGGAGTATCATTACTCGCATAATTTGTTTCTGACATAAAATGTTTTACAAATGTAGTAGAACTTGGATTAAATAAATACATTTGACCACTTGCACTTTCATCATTGTCAATACCAATTTGAGATGCAACAGTTAAATTTTGAAACGCTGTAGATTGTGCTAAATCTTCCGAAGAATTGTAAGTAAGTGTTGTGGCAGAATTATCTTCTGCATGATAAGAATAAAAAGCAGTTGTAGTTTTAGTTACATTATAATTACTACCACTATCTGTTGAAAAATTTACTTGAAATTCACTACCAGCACCTGATGGGTGGATATTTATAAATTTAAACATATAAATAGGATATGTTCCATCTAAAACTACATCTGAACTTCCATGTACGAATGACAATGTAGAACTAGAACTAGCAGTTAAAGTTTTTATAGGTACTAAATTACCACTTGATAATGCAGTAGAGGTTACAGCACTTATGCTATTGTTGTTGTATTTAACTAATGCCATTTATGAAACTCCATATAATTTTATTGTTCCACTTTGAATTGTTCCACTATCAAACTTGAATTGTATAGAATCTACTGCACTTGTTGTGTTTCCATAACCAGCAGAAAATGAATTTTTTGATTCAGGAGATGAGCCACCTTTTATTGATTGTATATTTGCTATAAAATGTTTAACAAAAGTTGTTGATGATGGATTAAATAAATGTATAAAACCTGAAACACCATAATCACTATCTGTTGAAACACTATCTCCTGTTAAATCTTGAAAAGCTGTACTTTGTGCTAGATCAAAACCTGTGTCATAAGCTAATACACCACCACCACCATTTTCTTGATGATATGCTCTAAAATAAGTTGTAGTTTTGGTAACATTATAATTACTTCCACTATCTACACTCATATTAAACATAAAACTTGCAGAAGAACTAGGATGACAATTAATTAATTTAATTACATACTCATCATAGGTGCTATTAATACCAGATGTAAAAGATATTGTAGATGAACTTGATGCAGTTTGCTCTTGGATTAAAGTCATACCACCACCAGAAATAGATGCTGGTAAAGATGAGATTGCTGATAAGGAGTTGTTGTTAGCAAAGTTAAGAGCCATTTAAACTCCTATGGTTTTTCTGGAAACTCAACAGCTTCAACTTGTTCAACTGTTGTTAATCCATTAGTTATATCTCTTAAATCTTGTCTGTATTGAGTTTGCTCTGCTGTCATAGTATTATCAGATGCACCCCACCAATCAGTTTCATTTAATAAATTATTTCTTTTATTTCTTAATTCTTGTAATGATCTATTAAAAGCACCAGCTTCCCAATTAGATTCTTCTTGATCTCTTTGTGCTTCTTCTTCAGCAGTAAATTGTATTCTTTCGCTGTTAATTAATTTATATCTTGTCATAATATTCCTATGTTATTTTTCTACCATACAAAGTAAATTCTCCACTTTCTATATTTCCTGTTGTAAATTGAAATTTAATATAATTTACAGCAGATGTGCTTTGAGTAGCACCACCAAGAGAAGCACTTGCGTGAGCGTTTGCACTATCTCCTAAATTATATGCACTCTTACCTAAAAAATGTGTTCTTGTATCTGTTGCACTTGGGTCAAACATTTCAATAAATCCTGATATACTTTCTCCTGTTGCATTACCTATATTTTCACTTTGGTGCAAACGAAAATTAACTCCACCATCATTTGAAAATCTTACTGTGTGGTTTCCATCATCTTTTACTCCATTATTAGCATAATCCCACCCTAAAAAATTACTTCCATTATCGGCAGAAGCATATAAATTCCAATGAGTTTGATCTGTTGCACAATGAACATTGGAATAAACAACTTTATAATCTTGATATGTTGATGTTATGTATGTTGAGTTAAAAGCAACTAATGATGTTGAACTTGAAATTGTTGTGTGTAAAATTTTAGTCCACTCGCCACCACCAGCATCTGCAAAACTTAAAACACCTGACCCATCAGTAGTTAAAACTTGGTTTGCATCTCCATCATTATTTGGAAAAGTTAAAGTGTATGAAGCACTTGCACTATGAGGTGGAGATTTTAATTTAATTCCATGTGAGTTTTGTGAACAGTTTAATTGTAAAGTTCCATCAGTAGTACCATCTCCTTTTATTTGTAATCCAGACGCAGATGATGTTGATACAAAGTTTGTTTTAGCGTTTGTTACAGTAGCATCACTTGGTACTCCAAGATCAAGAACATTACCTAGTATTTGAATAAAGTCGATCACATCTCCTGTAACTAAATTTGATGCAAAAGTAATTACGGAAGAAGATACAGTAAATGAACTTCCAGCTTTTTGTAAAATTCCATTCAAACTGACTAGCATATGATTAGCTGATTCTGGAACTACATTAACAGAATCTACTTGCATAGTATAACTAGCTTGACCATTTACTGTGCTTATAGCATCACAAACTTGAAAGTTTCCTACTGTTGGTGTTTTTCCTATATAACTCATTAATTATTCCTTTGGATATTTATTTTTAATTGTTGTTCTTTTTTCTTGTAGTTCAGTAAGTGTATCGCCACCATCTAATAGTGCGTGTATGCAATCGTCAAGTGATGGATATTCTGATTGTCTATTTCTTTTCCATTCTTCAGCGTCATACTCAGTTTGTACCTCTACCATTTTAGCTTGTATGTCAGTTTTAGGAATAGGTGTTGTTCCATTAATCCATTCAAAAGTACAAGTATTAATATCATCTCCTCTTACAGTTACTTCTGCATTAGGATTTATTTTAAGTATTGCTTCTATAATCATTATCCAGCTATCTCCATTAAAGTCATTGTTGCTATTCCACTTGCATATTGTGAGCCTATATATCCTGGTGTACCAAATGTAAGTTTATGTTGAGTTTTATAGGTAGTAGCTGAAGTAGTATTTGGACTATCTGTATATGAACCAGAAAAATTCCAATGCAAATTAAGTGCTGGACTTGATGAAATTCCATAATGATATAATCCTAATTTTTCAGAAGTTGTTGGGTCGCCTTCCCATACAACTGTGCTACCTCTAACAATAGCATAATTTCCACCCATGTAAATTGAACCACCAAATTGGTGTCTAATCCAATCTGTGAACATGACTATAATTTTTGAACTTGTTGCTGATGGTGTTATTGATAAAGAGATTCCTGTATCAGAGTAAGTTGATGAGGTTGTTGTTACAGCTGTGTTAAATGTATTGTTAACAACTTGCAAAACCTTACCACCAGAAATATTAGTTAAGTTGCTTCCATTCAAAGCTGGGAAAGTTCCTGATGTAATTTTTGTTGCTGGGAGATCAGGAATATCAGTAGCAGTTAATGGTAAAGGTGTGGGTGCTTGTCCAATGTAAGCCATGCTTTACTCCTATGTAATTTCTAATATTGATAATGTTGCATCTATCTTTGCTGTAACTGAACAATCTATTTTAATAATGTCAGTTGTTTGAACAACAACCTTACCACCCGTTAATAATTCTAATGATGAACCAGCTGGGATTGTTACATCTTTAACTAATAAAACTGTTTCGTTTGTTTCTGTATCTGAAGTATCTGAAACTAATTGAACAGAAGCTGTTACAGAAGTTGTGTGAATATTACAAAGTGTTAAGCCAATAATTACGCAAGTTGTAGAACTTGGAACTGTGTATAAAGTTAGAGGAGTTCCAGAACTAGTGGGCATTGACCCATTTGTTTTTACCTTAAAAGTGTTAGCCATGTGTTTCTCCTTATCCTAAAGCTATTGCAAGTGGTAAAGCATTTGGGTCAGTTTCTGCTATTGTTCCTGTTACTGACATTGTGCTAGTTACTGCATTTGTTGAAATATTTATTTGTAGTAGTTCTATATTATTTGTGCCATCATTCAACTTTAATTTTAAAACTCCTGATGTAGCAGAATCTATCCAAAGAGTGCCTTGTGTAGCTGTACTTGGTGCAGAAGTACCTAATTGTGTTGTATTAATTGCAGTTAATACATTATTAATATCTGCTCTAACAGTTGGGAATGATGCGTTTGCTATGTTAAAATCGTGTTGTGCCATAATTTCTTATACTCCTTTTAAAAGCCTTTTGCAATAAAATCAAATGTTCTTGATACATTTGTTCCACCAGAATTTTTAAATAAAACATCAAAGCCATTAACTGTTTTATTAGA